TGCCCATTTTTGTGTATACCTATACCAACTAACACCTTTATAATTTGAAGTATATTTAACCTGTGTTTTAAATACATTAAATCTTTGAGTAACTATTTGTAAGTTTTCAACTCTATTATCTAATTTATCATCGTTAACATGGTCTACAACTAAATCATATCCACAAGGTGTGTGCTCTAAAAAAGCCATAGATACAAGTTGATGAACTTTTAAACTTTTTGCCTTTCCATTTTTACAAAGACCAACTTGGTAATATCCAGTCGATCCTTTACTAGGATTTAATATCATTTCTTTTTTTGTGTGATTATAGTTTAATGATTTTACATTCCCTAAATCACTCACTTGATAAACACCTTCATATCCTGGTATATCTTTCCAAATTTCATTTTTCATATTGGTTGTCATTTTGTTTTAAATATAAATCAACAAATTGCTCAATTGTTAATCCAATGTGATTTTCTCCGTTATCCCTAAAGAACTTAAAGAAGTCTATTAGTTGGTTCCGTTCTATTTCTTTTGCTTCAAGTATTAACTCACTTTGAGTAGATGGAAACCATTTGTATTCTTTTTGTAATTGCTCTACTAAATAATCTATTGCTGTCATTTCTTAAGAAAGTATTTAATTGCATTAATATTCACAAAGGTAAATTTTCCATCTATTCTTTGCATTATACCTTTATCTTTTCTCATTCTTTTGTAACAGCATATTCTGCATTCTATACATTTACCTTTTGCAGATTCACGTTGATACTTTGAGCTATCTACATGATACATAAACAAAGGATAGTTTCGTTTACAAGTGAAGCAAATTTTACAAGTTATCATACATCTTTTTTTCTATTGGTGATAAATCTGCATACGTACAGCTGAATCCGTTTATCATTTCGTCCTCTGTAAAATATGGCGCTGTTTTGCTTCCTAAGACTGCTTTAGAACTGATATTATACTCACGTTCATTTTCAAGTTTTAAGTTCGCTAAATAGCCCACAGACACCTTATACTTCTTTTTCAATCTATATGCTGAATAGAACATTACATTCCATTTGATTTCAGCTCTTAATTCTGCACTAATTCCAGCCATGCTATTGTTATTATAATTATTACTAATATTATTCTTGCTACAAACATGTATAGTATTTTGGTCTGTCGTTAGTAAAATACGTTTCTTTCATCTTTTTAACGCGTTTCATGTGCTTTCTGTCTTTTTCGATAGTATCTATTACCCAATAAATAAAACCTCCTAATATCGCTTCTATCATAATTCAAATTTTAAATTGTTTACATGTGACAAATATAACAACTTTATTATAATAAAATAACAATTCAAGAAAAAAAGTTTAAAAAAAAACGCAACCCTTTTAAAGATTGCGTCTAATGTGCTGTAATGTAAGGTGTTATATCCTTGGGTAAGTTAGTCCGTTTACGTCTTTGAAGCTATCTCCAGTGTCTAGTTTACGTTTTAAACTTTGCCATGTGTGACCGAATGCCTTTTGAAAGTGTGGGTAGTCTTTAAATGACTTCCAATCTCCACCCCATTCATAACCTTTAGATTTAAAATAGTCTACTACTACTTTATGATATGGTGACTTTAAATCCCATTCAATAGTCTCAAAAGTTCCGTTATTGTCTTTATCTAACATGATAACGTAATCAAAAGCTAAACCATAGTTATGAATCGATTGTCCTCCTTTAGCATTCGTTACTTTAGGTCTTTGGTTGTATAGTACGTTTTGTTCTGCTATACTTCGGTAAACGTACGCAAAACGCAATCTAACACCTTTTGGCAGCTTATTATTACATTCAATGTAATATTGCTTTAACTCTTCCCTAATCTTTGGGTGAGCTTGTGCAATTCTATCAATCGTTAATTGGTCCATTGTCTTCTATTGCTAAGTGAGATAAACTCTTTGCTGTTGCACCTATTGTAAGTAATACTCCTCCAACTGCTGGAAGTGGAGTAACTAATACACCACCTACAATTGTAAGTGCTACACCTACTTTTCCAACTTTTACCCAAAACTTAGGTCTTGGTGCTTTTATTCTATCGATTATTCCCATATCTATTTTGTTGTTAAAATTGTACCTATTTCGTTTGTTAAGCTCTTAAATTCGTGGTAATCAAATTCTCCTTGGTATTCTTCCTTTACAAAATCTAAACCTATATAAGCTACGAAGTTCCCATCTAGGAAATAAGGCGCTATGTATAGACTTTTTATCCCTTGTTTTTTTAATGCAATCTTTGTGCTTGTCTCCTTTATATCGTCTATGCATTGGTATTGCAACCTATCTAGTAGTATCTGCTGTAAGAACACAGGAAATAAACTAACTGGTAAATTCTGCAAGTTAGCAGCTTCAGAAGATATTCCATTAGCACACACTTCGAAACTCATTGATTGATGGTTTCTATGATTTCCATCGTAGTACATAATTGAGTTATGAAATTGGAATATATATGCCCTATCTGCTTTATATCTTAAGATAAGGTCGTTTAGCATTTGTTGTACAAGAACATTATTGTTGATGTCTTTCTTAACCTCGTCTTCCTTTACCTTTGTCTCGACTACTTCCGTAATCAAAGGTTTGTAGTAAAATAATACAAAAGCGATAAGTAGAACAATAACAACTAGTGTTTTCATTTTGCGTAATTGCTCTAATATCCCTCGTAGTTCTTGCATTATAACTCAGGGAATGTTATTGTAAATTCAGATGGGCTACCTAATACATTTTCTAAACCATCAACGTATTCTATGTAGAATATATTATCAAGTTCTGAATAAAAATAATTTACCCAATATAAAGTATCTCCACTTGGATTAGGAAATCCAGCATATATAGCACACGATGTACGTGCATTTATCGCTAGTTGCTCGGTTGCGTATGTATATCCTAACATATTAATAAATTGTAAAATAGTTATTTATATCTGAATCTATAGCAGCTCTATTCGTAGATTGGTTTACTGGGTATACAATCCACTCACTTGTTGTTATTGTGCCAACTCTAAAACCTGATACTGAACTTGGGAATGCTTGTGTACTAGCGTAAGAAGTACCCCAAGAAACTGTTGATGAATTAGTACCTCTTAATGTGTTATTAGTGTAAATTGATGACGCAACATTATTACTTCCAGTATTTGTAGCATTAACTATACCATTTATAAGATATCTTGTATTTATTGATAAAGCTGGAGATATAGTAATTGCGGAGCTTGATGTTTGCGATATTTGTTGTGATGTACCATAGTCTAAATACATATACCTATTAGTTGCACTACCAATAGCTAAATTATTTCCTGTTGCAGTTTTTTCATAAGTCATCCACATAGAGTAAGGTGTAGTAGCAAACTGCATAAGAGCTGTTAATGATAGCCATTGTGTTGTACTACACGTAAAATATGGTTTACCGTTTCTTGTAATTAATGACCCACTAGATACTATTTGTGGTTGATTAGCAGATGTTACCTGAGATAAATCAGTTGCGTTACCGCTTTGGTCGTACCAAATCGACACGAATCCATTACCAGCACCAACAAATGATAATAAAGAAGAAGTATCTAAATCATTACCAGTGAATCCAATATCTAGCGTTGTGTTATCGGAACTTCTTCTAACACGCAAAGCATACCCAGTGTATACCTTTCTTAACTTACGTAATGAATACGCTACCGTAGCACCTGAGTAAGCATCTAGTAGTAATGGCAAGGAGCCACCACCCATCACTGTTGCACGCAAAGTAGGCACATGATTATTTAATATTCCGTAGCCATACATCATATTAACCTAAAATAAGATTTACCGAACCACTTGTTAAATCAACACCGCTAAATAATACACCTTGACCTGTAATTAACGCGCCAGCTTTAACGGCAGTTCCTGGAGTAGTAATGTATGTAGATTTAACATCTGTACCAGCAACTTTAATTGCGTTGAAAACCGTGTCTTCTAATACAAAAATTCCAGCGATTGTAGCTGTAACCTCTGTAGTGTCATTCACTAATTTAGTTCCTTTCGTAGCAACTAATCTATCTAAATTTGGTAAACTCATATCTATTTTATTATTTTGATTTCTAATGTAGCAAGGTCTAGTAATGAATCGGTAAGAGTACCTGTCGTACTATCTGCAGTGTAAAAAATTATCTCAGTTGTTGTTGTTCTGTAAGCGCCAACATTAGCACCCGAACCACTACCACCTAATGATATATTTATAAAAGTTTTATTAGTTGTAAACAAAGCACTAGAAGCTGTTAAAGTATAAGTTCCAGTAGATGTTCTAGCAAGCGTAAAAGTTTGTGTAACTTCTGATACATAGCTATAATCAACAACTGGTGTCAAAGCGCCAAATTGACTTATAACAAAAGAAATAGTCTTAAATGGTCTTATGTTTGCACCCGTAACAGATTTAGTATCGTATGTCGAACCATTGTAATCTGACACCATCACTAAATCACTATCTTCTAGTTGTGCTGCTTTCGGTGTTAGTTCGCTTATCTTTTTGTTTGCCATATTTATTTATCTTCTTAAGATATAACTCTAATTTAACTACATTGTTTTGTTTAGGCTTGTATACCTCTCTAATCATAAATACCAATTTGATAAGTAATTCTTCTTTTGTGGGTAAACATCCCCATTTGTGTTGGTTTGATATTCAGGAAATAACGCTTCATTTTCGCACATGTAATCTAAGAATCTTTGCGCGTAATTTTCTGCAATACGTTTTTCTTTCTCAACCAAATAGTCAACTTCTTCCTTGCTTACTATTTCTGCATTCTCTGAGCTATGTTTATACAATCCTTTATTAGAAATCGAATAAGCTGCGAATGGTAAGTATTCCACCATCGTAAAGTGGATAAGCATCGGTTTAATATACGTGTTTACCAATGTCGCATAGTTACCCGTTAACGTACTTGCTGTAATATCTGCTTTAATCTTATTCATTAAGTCAGTCCCTACGTATTGCAACACCCAAATATCTTGAGCTATCTTTATAAACTGAATTACCTTATCTGTATCAACATTACCATTTAATGCTGTATAAGATTGCAAATCTGCTTTCCCTATTAATAATGCTTCTGCCATTAGTTGAATCGTTTATTTGTTGGTAAGAATCCATTGTACGGCATATCTACAGGTCTTTGATATACTCGTTTGTCATTAGCTGGGGTAATTTCACCAGCTTTACGTGTTTGAGCTGGTGTAAATGTTTTAGCAAGTGGTGAATTAGCGTCTGATTTACGTAAGTACGTCTCTCTCATCCACTTATGGTGGCAATCTCCTCCTCCTTTATATAGCCAAATTGAGTAATTTGTAGCACCTTCTGGTCCCCATCCTTCATTTACTGCTTGTGATTCCATTGCTATAATATCTTCTTTACGATATATCTTATTTTCTTGAACCATTTTCTTGCAAAAATCCCTAGTATTTTCAGAAACTCCACCTACATATCTATACCTGTGCTTGAAAATAGCGCCATCTTGCGCTGATTTAATGTTTGCTCTTGCAGTTCCTGTAGAAACAAGGTTAACAATCTTTGATAATAATGTCTTTTTTGGTGAGTTTAAAGCTTCTAATTCAGCATCTAACTCGTCCTCTAAGTCATAATCAACCTCTCTACTATCAATTCTAATGTATTCATGTCCATCAATCCACTCAATATGCTCTTCAGCACTCATTAAAGTAGTTTCTTTTGGCTGTAAATCACTACCTCCCCTCTCAGGAACTAACCCTACAAGCGCACGAATCTCATTTGCTGTCATGGATTCAAGCACTTTATTCGCAACCAATGGGGATAATGAGTTGATACCATCAATAATACGTTTAGAACCACCATCCGTTAACTCTCCTGAGCTATCTAACGGCTGTAAAGGAATGAATTCAAGGTCCAAAGATATGCCGTTAAAGGTTAAAACCTTAGTAATGGCTTCAATTAGAGTCTTTTGTTTAGGTTGAATTACCATATTATCAAATAGTATTACACTATTCTTTAACTCGTCTGCATTTGCACTGAATCCTGTAGTCGTAGCAATACCAAAAATAAGTGGTGATGTAACACAATGTCCAGTTAAAATCTTACTTCTACACTCGTCAGATAGGTATTGGTAATGTTCAGGTGCATCATTAAGTGGCACGCTGTCAATTGTAGTCTTTTTAGCTTCATCTTCATTGAATGACACTACTACTTTCTTACCTGTTGAACCTGTTAATTTGCTTATCGTAGCTCTTGCAATCTCTTCTTTTTGCTCATCAGTAGGTGTACCATTATTAAAGTTAACAATAGTAGTAGGACTGAATCCATTTGTCACCTCATTAATAAGATACTCACTAATTTTCTCTTCAAGTACCGTGTATTCCAATGCACCTTGGTAATCAACACGACTAAAATATTTAGCACCTACTGAATAAGGCTGTATCATTAATATCTCTATCTCAGATTTACCCTCACCAAATGCATCGAATCTTTTAGGCACAAATTTCTTAGTATCTTCCCAATTATCAGAATAGTAATATCCTACAATATTCCCATCTTTATCACACTTCTCAGGACGTAATAACTGCACTGGTATATGATATACCTTTACAACATTCTTATGCCCTTTATCGTAATGCACTTGGAATGCACCTTGACCTAACAAATACAAATCTTGTATAACTCTACGCAAATCATTTGCCGTAAATAGAGTCAACATTTGAGCGTAATCATTTGGCTTTTTAGACGCATCTAACGCACTCAACCCCTTTCCGTAAATCAATCTACTTATGTTATTCACAACAGCATTATGTGTAGCACTATTCGAGTATCTATCGATTAAGAATTGGAAGTAGTTATTATCTTCTCCATAGTTCACCCAATCATTACGTTTGTCTTCCGTAACTATAGGCGATGTGTATGCAGATAATTCGATTATATGGTTACTAGTCATTTAATATAAATTGGTTTGTTGTTGTATTTTCTATGTATTTACCATCGTTTACGCTGTAATCTCTAACATCGTCAAATCCTTGTGAAGTAGTAATTTGCGAAGTACAGAATATTCTACCTTTCCAAGTGTATTTATCGATAGTATTGTAGTATAGTACAGCCTTATATGTGTGTCCTTCCTTTAATGCTGGATTGATTGTTAAAGCCACGGTATCATAGTAGTCTCCAGCCGTTGTTCCTATCAACGTAATTACGCGAGATACATTCGTTTCTTCATCTGTAATCTGTATTTTATTGGCACGTGGCAAAATAGTTAAGTCCGAAAGTCTTTGTGTGACTACGAATCCTTGTGAAGTTGTAACTGGCTCTAATACTATCATGTTTATATAACTCCGAGAATTACATTTTGTTTTAAACAAGAAAGGGATACCGAACTTAATCGATATCCCCTTTTAGTCTAGTGAACTATTTTAGACTATGAAGTAACCAAAGTCGCACTAGTGAATAATGCTAACATCGCAGTTGATGTTGATGCATTCAAGAAGTTCGCTGGAACTTTCTCATCTGCTACGAAATTCAAAGAATATCCTGAAGCAGATTTCATCTCACCACCTGTAGAAATTGTACCACCTACAACATCAGCACCTTGCTCAAGTCCCATGATGAAGAATTGATCGTTGTTAGTTTGAACTACGATGTGAGGACGTCCATAAGATAACAACTTGATTTGCTTATGTGTAGCAATATCTTGGTGCTTTAATCTAATGTTTAATTTTTGACTAAAATAAGTAGTTCCAGCATTTCTGTCAGATACAACATCTTGGTCAAATGTATTATCTACACCTTTTAATTCGTACTTGTATAAAGTATCTACGTTAGTAATTGCTGTAATCATATCCGTATCTGTAGCATCGTACGTTATGTCAGCTCTTGAAATTTGGTAATTGATAAAGTAAACAGCTTTAAGACCTCCAACTTGGTCTTTACATTGTTCTACTCTACCTTTTGCAATATCACATGCCATGAGTTTATAGTTTTAATGTTTATAAAAAAAGGGAAGAAGTCAATCTCCTTCC